AGGATTCGTACTGATGTTTCCCGTACATCCCATCTGCCGTGAACAATGTCCTGTACCCACCACCCAAAAGTACCAACTTTGACGATTGCAATCGCTGTTTCGTCAAGACTGGAATATTTACTGGTAATATTTTTGAGATCGGCGGCTTCAAAGCCGGCGGGGTCTACTGCAATGTAGTAGTCGCCGTCTTCTGGCTCCTTTTCCAGAACGATTAGCTCTGGATTAAGGGTGCTTCCTCCACTAACTGCAAAAGATGCTTCAAACTCTTGCTTGAACTTAGCTGAACTCATGTCGCGCTTGGCGCGTTTGATTTCTTCTTTGTTCAAGAACGGGTTATCTACACTCTTGAAGGAGTAAGCTAGCCATTCCGTCTTGTTGTGGTCTTTATGTGCGTCTTGAAAGAGCTTGAAGAAGTGGTTTTTACCTTGTGGAGTGCCGATAAACAGTGCTCCACCTTCTACGTCAGCTAAGGTTGGTCGGATAATTTCCTCCCAGACCTCTGCTTTCATGGACGCATACTCATCCATCACTACATAACTAAGACCTACACCGCGTAATGTGTCTGGACGGTCGCTACCCTTTAGGTGAATCTCTCGTCCGTTGACTAATTTAATCACTCCTGTGTTTTCAAGAGTGCTTTCAATTACGTCTTTTCCCAAATTTTTAATCAGCTTCCAGAGAATGTCCTTGGCTTGGTTAAAAGTTGGTGCAACGTAGTACACAACACGGTCAGAACCTAGTTTGTAACCTCTTTCGTTAGTGTCTTTTAACCCTTCGATAAGAAGGGTGACTGCTGAAAGATAGGTTTTTCCTCCCCGTCGTCCTGCTGAAACAATCTTAAATCGTTTGTCGGATGTAAAAACATCCATCTGCGAGGGATGAAGGGAGAACTTTAACTCCATTTAGTGGCTCTTGCCACTCATCATACCAACCTTGTCAGGGTGTGTTACGTTTAGCTGCCCGCCTACAGCGGGAGCAGCGATGTAAAGAACACCTGAGCTGTTATGTAGGGCTAGTGAATCTGCTTCGTTCTGTTCGTCACCACACTGGCAAGACTTCATGCTGGAACCGCTTTTCATTTTTTCTTTCATTTTATTCATCCTCCTCGATTTCTTCATAGGTTGCGTCAAGTACAGGTTGTTCAATCTTTATGCTGTGCATTTGTGAGGAACCTTCAATCACGATGTTAATTGTTGGTTTCTTGTCTGCGCTAGCTTCATCGCCTGTTTGTTTTCTTACTGGGATAATTCTTTCCAGAATTAGTTTCGCTGCTGATAGGTCGCCCTCCTGAGCTTTGCGACACACAACTGCAACAATCTTAGGTAGCTCTGTAAGAATTACTTCTTCTTGCTTGTTAAGAACAGCTTCTCGGAGAAGACTTAATTTGTTCTTAGACCCCGGCTTCCGCCCAACACGAGGGGGCTTCTTCTTCGGGGAGTAGCTGGTAATGGTAGGTAAAGTCTTTATTTCCATGTAGTAATTATACCAGTAATAAAAATAAAAGTCAAGATATTTTCCAACCCCTCAAGGGTTGGGAACTGAACAAAGGGTACTAGATAGTAATATATAATATTAATATATAAATACGTTCTCTTTAGGAGAACGTGTATTTAATATTAGTATGTAATTTTTATTCTCCTATGAAGGGGTCAATATTTTTCCCCCGTTGTGGGGGTGAGGGTGGGCCTATGAGGCCGAGGGGCAATGGGGGGACTACCCCCTGCTGCACCGCACAATGCTGCATCGCACCATGATTTGTTGCAGTGCGCTATCGCAGTGCAATATGTTGCAGTGCACAACGAAACAGGCACGCAGTGCGGCACGCTGCACCGCAGCAATTATGTTGCAACGCCACAAAAATCAGGGGAAGTTGACGTGAAGGTAAAGCAAGGGTGCGAATACCATACCCCACTAGGGGCATTTACCCGGACTGGCAAATACCCTTTAACCTACTAGGTATTTGGGTATTCTCTCCGGTCGATATACCCTTTAAATTGTGTGGTATTTAGCAAGCGTCAAATTTTTGACGCACACCCTCGCCAGCCGCAATTACCATGCGGCATACTAGGAATATTTTTAGTGCTATCTGCCCGTTTCAATTCCGAGACGTATGCAAGTCTGATGCCACCATACGGTACCGTATGTTTCCACAGGTTATCCACAGAAAAATCGACTTATCCACAGGGTCTAGAACGCACGGAGAAGCCCTGTGGCGCGTTTTGGGGTAGGGGACGTCCTAGGGTAGCACCCTGTCCCGTAGCGTCGATTCTGCGCATTTGGCACGGTTCATGCATGGTAGGGCGCTTACGATACGGAGCGTATCGTTATTGCAACGCAGCACGGTTTTTATTGGCACGGTTTATGCTAGGGCGCAACGCCCCGTGCTAGAGGCTTGCGTAGTGCGTGTGAAGTGTGCTAGGCGCGTGCGTGCGGTTCATACATGCACCCTGCCTGCACCCGGATGCGCCTGCTAGGGGTGCCTGTGCTAGGGGTGCTCGCACCCCGTGAGCATTCCACACTTTCTTTGTGGTTATTATTTAGCCAGTGGTGGTTATATTGAACCGCTTTGGTTCATTTGAACCATGGTTATGGCTGTATATAGCCAATTGGCTACTTTTTGACCACTATGGCACGCATTGTGCCGGGTGTGCTCAACTAGCCTAAAGCCTTGATTCTTAAGGCATTTTTGACGTACTAGGAAAGAAGGGCATACTTGGCACGCACCCTGCATTATTACTAGCGCACGCAACGATCGACCGGCCATAGGGGCCGGCGGTGCGGCCCGGTAGGGGAACCGGGCTTGCGAGTCCCGGACGGGATGGAAGCCGCGCAGCACAGTGTAGACGGTGCTAGTCAACGGGGGACGGTGTTACAAGCCTGTGCAGAGCAGTGCGCACCATCCCCTAACAACGGTAATGCTGGAAGGCATACCCTGACCCTATGAACGCAAAAACGTGACGGGGCTGGTACTAGCCAGCAGGATTTACACCCTGCCCCTAGTGCCTGTGATGCTGGCAGATTCCAGCAGGCGACGGCCCGCCCAAGGGTTCGTGATAGTGATGAGGCTATGAGTCTGCACGGTTTCTCCGGTTAAGTCTGGGTTACCCTGTCGCAAACACCTAGGGCCGACAATCAACGCACAAAGCGCACCCGGACGGGGTGCAGGGAGTGCGGCGAAAGTCCGGCTTACCCTCCCTGATTCAAAGGGCTAGTGATGCGACGGGATGCCGCGAAAGTTCAGGATATTGAGAAGCGCCGACAGTACGCGACGATAACGGTCTATGCCTTGTCAAGCCACACTGCGCACCCTGTCAACGGTGATACTTGCGTAGGTGTGGACGGTTAAAGATTCATGCATGAACGGAAAGCACCCGGTAATCGGGCCGGGTGCGCGAACCGTTAGCGGCAAGCATTCCATAGAATGCTTTCCGGTAGCGATTCGCTACTATGTTGCAGCGCAGCAATTATGCTGCGTTGTTTTTGTTCCTAGTAATTTTTTGGAGTATTTACCATGAATCTTATGCTTAATTCTGTTATGGCTTCCGCCGCTGGTATGGCTCACGCTATGAGCAGCGCCGAGTCGGTAAGCATTCTCATTGAGGAGTACGCCGGTATTGATCTGGTAAAGAAAAATACCTACGGCAAGCTTCACGATAGTGTGGCGCGTGCTGGCACTCATGAGTCTGCTGTGCTGATGCTGGATGAAGCCGAAAAACAATTCATTGAACGTGAGTTCACGAAAGAGCAGATTGCGGCAGAAACTACGAAGGGCGGAAAAATCAAACGGACTAAGTTTCTGCCTCCCGAGTACACTTCGGCTAAGAGTGTGCTGCTGGGCGCGCTTGAGCAGGGATTGCCCCTGTTCAATGCTGATGGGGAGGCTTTCGGCAAGTCTGCTTTATCCAAGGCGCAGTCTGAGGGTGCTAAAACGCCTGCTGAGAAAATCGCCGCTATGCTGGAAAGCATCAAGAAAATCATCGTCAAGGAATTGCCGCACGAACAGGCAGCGCTGATTGCTGCCGTGTCGGCTACGGTCGACGGTTGGACGCCTAGCACCTAGTGCTTAGGCAGGCAGGATGAATAACCCCGGTAGGTGTCCCCTACCGGGTATTTACTTTTCTAGTAAGTTTTCTAGAAAACTTCTTAGTAAGTTTTCTATAAAGAATACTAGAAAGTATTCTTAGGCTCCGGCTTATGCCGGATTTTTGTTCAATCCATAATGGAGCACGTACCATGCGCGATTTTATGGAATATGAACGGATAGCCCGCACACTCGCACGGGATGCTGGACTCAAGCTTGAGTTCACTCCCGAGCACACTGTGCCCCGTACTGACGGGAAACGGATTATTGTTTCACGGCCTAACCCGCTGTGGAACGATACCGAATGGGCTATCTGGAGTGACGGGATTTATCACGAGATCGGGCATAACATGCCCGAGAATCGGGATATTTTCCCGCTGCTCAAGGCTAGTGGTGTCGATACCACTAGTGCTTTCGGGCAGGCGCTAAACCTTGTGGATGATCACAGGGTAGACCGCACCCGCTGCGCCAGATGGATAGGGATGGCTAATCCTAATTCCGTCGCTACGGGCACCCATATCCGAAATATAGCGGCGAAGGTGCCTCACGGTGACGATATGCCTGCCGAAAAGCAGGCTATTGTCACCTTGTTGGCATTCGACACCCTCTCTAGGGGTATCGAGGATTCTAGTCTTCGAGGGTTAGAATCGCTGTTCGAGTCGAAGCATTCCGCCGATATGGCGGGATGGTACGAAAATTTGACTAGTAATTTTTTGGCAGAGTACATCGGCCTAAGCACTGCTAGTCATGAACTCGACTGGCTGACCCGTGTATGGCGGGATGTTTTCGGATTCCCTGAGCCTGAGTTCAATCCTGAGCCAGATAAGCAGCCCGACCCTGACGGTGAAGGCGGCAATGGCGAGGGCGAAGGCGAGCCTAAGGAAGGCGAAGGTCAGGAAGGTAACACTCCGGGCAAGCCGGATAAGGACGCTCCTCCGGGTAAGGGTGTTAAGGTCAACTATGACGACCTGCTAAAGCACCCTCACAATGAGGAAGGTCAGGCTACTTCCATCAAGATTCTCTATCCTGAAGATAGCGGCAGGGATTACACCCCGCACACTGCTATCTCCACTAAAGAGATTCACCTGTGGAAGGGTGAGAAGCCGGAAAAGGGCTACCGATACGCGAAGGAAGAATCGGTAGACCATGCTTTAGCGAGCCTTGGTATCGAAAAGATATCTGGGCAGGCTCGCCGATTGTTGCAGGCAGTGACGCGAAAGCGCACCGCCTTCAATCAGAAGGCAGGTAGACTTGATACTAGTAAGATTTCCAGAGTCGTTAATGGCGGCTCGGCGTCTGAACGTATTTTCAAAACCAAAACCGAGTCTAAGGCGCTGGATACTGCGGTATCCATCCTTGTCGATTACTCGGGAAGCATGGCATATGGCCGCATACCTGTGGCTATCGCCGGCGCGCTGGGGTTCCATAGTCTGCTTAAGTCTTTGAACATCAAGCACGAGATGCTGGGCTTCACTGAGGACTATGACAGTAATCTGCTCTATGTCTTCAAGCCCGGCGATGCTAGTGTTCCTGATACTAGTATTAAAACCGGGATGCTGGATGCTAGCATGGTCATGCAGAATAATTGCGACGGTGATTCTATTCACCATGCCGCAATTCGCCTGCAACGCATCCGAGCGGCACGGCATATCCTAGTCGTGCTCTCCGATGGCTCACCATGCGGGGGGGACGGTGATATCTACGGGTACACTAAGAAGGTTATCCGCAAGATTGAATCCGAAGGGAAAATCGATATCGTCGGTATTGGTATCGAAGACGATAACGTAGTGGGGCTGTATAAGCACCATCACGTTTGCAATCAGGCGGCAGAATTGCCTGCTGCCATCATCAATGTTCTAGAATCCTTAATTTTGAAAGGGGAATAACATGTCCGTAGAGTCTGCTGCTTCCAAAATCCAGATGCAGCTTGCTGAGGCACTCCGTGCCAAGCGTGCTGCTGCTGGTATCGACACCACTGCCAGCGTCGAGCCGGTCACCGCCACCGAAATTGTGGAGTCCATTGCGCCTCCCGAAGGCAAAATTCTTCTTAGTAAGATTTTGCCCTCTGGCATCTTCAATGCCGCCAAGGGACACCGGGATATCTTCATCACCATGTGTGATGAATCCCTGTTGAGCGAGTCGCAGAAGGCTCGCATTCCGGATGTTAATCCGGTCTACCGTCCCAACATGCACACTCTGTGGCTGCTTGCCTACGCCATTGAGTCGGGTCGCGGCCCTACCATGCTTACTGGCTTGCCGTCTGTCGGCAAGTCGAGCCTTGTCGAGTTCTATTGCGCCATCACTCGCAAGCCGTTTTATCGGTTCAACTACAACGGCACCATGGATGCGTCTAGCTTGCTCGGCACGCAGTCTGCCTCTGGCGGGTCTACCCACTGGCACGACGGTATGATTACCGAGGCGGTGCAGTGCCCTAATGCGGTGCTGCTGCACGACGAGTGGACGTTCGCCCCCGCTGAGGTGACCGCTGCTTTGCAATACCTGCTGGAAGTTAACGGCAAGCTCATCCTTGCCGACAAGCCGGGTACCGTGGCCGACAAGACTGTCATCCCGCACCCCGGTGTGCGGATGGTGTTCGCCGACAATACCAAGGGTCAGGGCGACCCGTCCGGAAAGTTCATCGGGACGCAGCCGCAGAACACGGCTACCCTCGACCGCATCGGGAGCTTCATTGAGGTTAAGTTCATGGACGAGGCCGACGAGGTCGCGATGGTGATGGATAACTTCCCGTCCGCTACCAAGCGGCTCGCCTTGACGCTGGTCAAGACTGCCAACCTGTGCCGGCAGGCTTACGAGCAGGGAAGCCTGAGCACCATCGTGTCCCAGCGGGTCGTGGCTAGCTGGATGCAGCACGCCTTGAACCTGAACGATACCAAGCTTGGTCTGGAGCTTGCCTTTCTCAACCGTCTGGATTCCGACACCGAGAAGCAGACGGTGCTCGGCTTTCTGAAGCTGGTTTCCTAACCGCTTCTAACAAGGCAGGCAGGGGAGTGTAGACCCCTGCCATTTTGTTACTAAGAAATTTATTGGAGTAACTGAAATGCAATTCTTGCCTAAGGATATCAAACTAGAATCCCTTTCTAACGCAAGGGATATTCACGGACTCACTCGATACTTTGAGGATAGCGGCTGCCCGCATGAGGTAGCAGAAGACTTGGCATGGTTCATGCTTTGTGGAAATGTGTTAGACGCACTGCCTCCAAACCTCAGAAAAAATACTAGGAAGTAATCAGATGAACGAATCAATCAAGATGCTAGCTATTACCGACACGCATACACTGTGGATGCACAAGCGTGAGGTGGACGGACACGAGTTTGTCCGATACGAAGCAGAGGCACACGACGGAGAGGAGTCTGTCACCATCTTTGAGCCGTCTGATAGACAGGCTATCGATACTTTCCTATCGGTCTTCTGGCAGGATAGACCGCTGAAATACAGTCCCGTATCCCTCAATAAGTTTGAGGATACTGACGAGTCTATACGCAACAAGCGTATGGATCGGATGTTAGAAATCAGTTCCTTCTGTGGATCAGTTGCAATACTAGGAACTATTCTCACGATCATCTGGTTTATGGCTACCAACTAAACTATGAACCTGTGGAGGTTACAATGACTTGGCATTAAATTAGGCGTGCTATCCCATATGTTTTGGGTACCCGGCTATTATCTTAGGCTATGTTCCAGCTGTAGACATAGCCGGGAGGCACCCCGCTTATAGTTTATATATTATTTTCTTAGTAATTTATTTGAGGATGTTGCAGTCATGGAAATCGCTGTCAGTCTTTCTGAAACTCAGGCTAAATTGTTGATGCTTGCTGCTGAAACTTACATGCACGCTAACAAAGAATCTTTTCAAAAGATTTTTATTGACGAGGGCTTGGCCCTTGATGATGCGGTTTCTATCATCAAGTCCGCTTTGGAGGCTGGCCCGTGCAGCCATGTGATTACTTATTACTATTGATTTATAGTTTCTTATTAGGTTATTTACTAGGATAATTTATATGCAAACTTTCCTACCCTATCCCAGCTATAAAAAGTCGGCAAGTGTTCTGGACTATCGCCGTCTAGGTAAGCAGAGAGTAGAGGCATGGCAGATTCTAAACTGCCTACTTAACACAGGTTCCACAGGATGGAAGCACCATCCTGCTGTCAAGATGTGGAAGGGATACGAGTATTCCCTGTGCCTATACGGCATGGCTATCTGCCTTGAGTGGAGAAACAGGGGATATAAAGATAGTCTTCTACCAGAGTTTAATGACATTGCTCTGGCTAGGCTTGGAGAAAAACACCATAGGCCGCCGTGGACAGGTAACACCGCTTTTCATACTAGTCATCAAAGTAACTTGCTTAAGAAGTTGCCTTCGCACTACTCCAAATTCTTTAAGGATGTGCCAGACAATTTGCCCTATGTATGGCCTGTGTGATATCCTAATCCCTTCTTTACAAGAGGGGATTATTATGCGATGCCTAGCCTGTGATGCAGTTATGAAACCAGAAGAAATCATATGGATTGAAACAAGAAAGACGCATGAAACCCTATGCAGGGTTTGCAGAAAAAGCATAAATGATACCAGTATTTTTCACATAGAGGATGAAAGTGTAGAGGACTATTGTGACGACTACAATGATACCGAAAACTGAATGGGCACACCTAGTGCCCGACACAGTAGGGGAACAGGTAAACACCTTCCACTGTAAGGAAGGTGCAGGTAACGATAAGTTTTATATCAAGAGGATTCCAAATGGAGCCGTTGCTTTTTGCCATCACTGTCGCAAGCATGGTTATGCAAGTCTTTATTTTCTGGCTAATGGAGAGAAGGCGGCAGGAACTAGACAGCTTGGTAGATTTACTGGAAGCTCTAGCAGATCAGGGGAATCAGAATACTTTCCTAATAGAGAAACAGATTCTGTCGAAGCTACCGAAACTGGAACAGGAAGCACTGCAACAAGAGTTCTTCCAGATCGTAGACTCACTCTCCCGCCCGACTCGGAAGCGTTAGTATCCCGTTGGGATTCCACGGACGCTAAGATATGGATACTGAAACATATTGGAGCCAAGGAATCACAAGACAATGGGATTGTCTATAGTAAGAAACTTTCTAGTATTATTTTCCCAAGGTACCTTGATGGTACCTTAGTATCTTATCAATCTAGAAGGTTCCCTAAAGGGGAACCTAAGTATCTTACCGTAGGTAAGAGTATATCTGACAGTATTAATAATAGTTCTATCTTTGATAGAATAGTATTAGTAGAAGATATGGTATCTGCTATTAAACTATCCTACATTGTACCAGCCTTCCCCCTTTCGGGGGTTGGCATATCAGATGAACAGTTGGCACACTTATTGCAGCACTACAAAAAGTTTGCAGTCATGCTTGATAACGACAACTGGCAAGTGAGAATGGCGCAGATAAAATTACTAAGAAAACTTTCTTCCTTTGGTAGTGCAACTATCATCCATGTGGAGAAAGACCCAAAGGAATACAGTTTGTACGAGCTTACTAATCTAACAGCAGGTTTTACGGGGGCACCATGATTGCTGAACTAGTTAATTTTCTAGGAACAAGAGAGATATACGAAACGTATATCAAGTACATCAAGAAGGAGTTCATCCCAAAGGAAGCATGGGACGTACTAGAGTTCCTGCCTTCGTACTGGAAGGAAACCATGTCCAGTGAAGTACTGGACTGGAACGAGGTCTATTCTATGCTGGCTTTGAAGCACCCTTCTAAGCCTTCTCTAACGCTCTCTAAGGCGTTCTGTGAATCGGTAGGTAGGGTGACAGCCAAGCCTAGCTTGGAAGTTCTCCAGACGCTCCACAATCGTTCCTATGCGGAGTCTATAGCGGAGGAGTGCATTGCTGTAGCAGAAGGGAAGTCTAACAGCTTCAAAGAAATCTCTGCCTTGCTTGACCACTACAAGCGTACCAGCGTCAAGCTGGAGCGTGAGCTAGTAGAAACCAAGCAAGAGGATATGTACGAAAGTCTTTCTAGTATTAAAACTACTGGAATGACTTGGTTTATCAAGCCTTTGAATACTATCCTAGGCCCACTGAATAACGAGTTCATTCTGCTAGCATCTAGACCAGATGGAGGTAAGACTACCTTCCTAGCTAACGAGGCTTGGAACATTGCCAAGCAGCTACCAGAAGGTAAGCAGGTGCTATGGTTTAATAACGAGGAGCACATTCGCAAGGTTAAGCTGCGTGTTATCCAGAGTTTCCTATCTCTGGACAAGGCAACTATTCTTAGTAATGTTATCGACGCAGTGAAAGAGTACGAGTCTGAAATCGGTAAGGAAAAGATTATCTTTATCGACGACGCTAATCACATTAGCAAGGTAGAGAAAGCACTAGACAAGTATGACCCCGGTCTAATTATCATTGACCAGTTGTACAAGGTGCAGGGTAAGTTCGATAACAAGAACGAACTAGAAGCAGAACGATTCCGTAAGCTGTGCGAGTGGGCACGAGAGATAGCCAAGCATCGTGCTCCTGTGATTGCAAGCAATCAGCTTGACGGTAGGGCAGAGGGTATCAAGTATCCTCCAATGGATAGCCTATACGGCTCTAAGACTGGTGCTCAAGGTGAGGCAGATGCTATCTTGTTTATCGGTAAGACTCCTGTAGACGGGGACAAGCGTTTTATTTATTGTCCTAAGAATAAATTGACAGGCTCCAACGAGCAGTTTGAAGTAACCTTAATGAAGGAAGTAGCAAGGTACACTGTATGAAAGATATAAGTACTATTCATAAGATGGCTTTAGCAGGGATGTATCGAGTGTTCGATACTGAAACTTCTCTTATCGAGAAGGATTTTTCTATCTATTCCCGTACTCCAGAATTAGTACTAGGAGTTATTTACGAAGGGGATACAGACAAGTGGGATGTTTATTACAACG